AATGTAAACAATTCCCCTAAAGTTAAGGTGAATTATGTTTACAAACCCTATCGCACACTAAACAACTATTAAGGAGGGTAATTTCATGTATTCAAGTGACACTTTCGGACGTATTTTCTGGGTAGATGAAGATTTAGAGTTTAAATCTTGCCCACTATGTGTAGATGAAACAGGTGATTTTGACCAATGGGATTATGTATCAGAGTGGACAGATTGGGAGGGAGTTGACTTTAGTTTGCTCTTTAACATTCACCGCACTTGTTTACATTTAAAGCAAGATCATCACAATTCAGTTAACTTAAAAGGATTGTAATTCCTCTCACTAATTAACAATCATGGCACAAACTTACGACATTTACGATTCACTAACTGGTGACGAATTGGATCAAGTCACTAACATTTTCCTAGATGCACTTTCTAGGCAAAATAACATTCAACCCGAAGTATTTGAATTAGTTACTAACATTATAGTAGACTAATCTTCCATTTCTTCATTAACACTTTGCCCACGCTATTTTTTTCACTAAATGACTACTACTCGCAAAATTAACGATCTCATTACTATAGTTAATGATGAGCAAGATGTAGAAGAAAGAGTATATAAACTAAGAGAATCTTTAATTAAAAACTATAACAAAAGGGGTTATAATTCAGAATTGGAAGTAACAATTAAGAAGGGAAGAAAGTATTGGAAAGTTATTACTGACAATAGCGTACATTGCTTTGTAGATGTAAAGAATGGTGATGTATATAAACCTGCTAGTTGGAATAAACCTGCTGCAATTGTCAGATATAACTTATTAGATAACCCAGAGATTGTATATGAAAGATGTGATTGGGCGGGAGGATACTTATACATTAGATAATAACAACAATTCGACCATACTTGCCCCACTAATTAACAACAATGCCAATGAAGTTTTCCACACGTTTTCCACAATTAGCGGACATACTTGTTGAAAATAGTGTATATTTAAAATGTCAAATTAAACATAGGTTTGTGTTATTTAACGATTGTAATATTGACTCTAGTTAGTGTTATCTAAGAGCGTAACATAGCGAGATTTTTTTGTCAACAACTGTAAGGAAATATGTCAATCCTCGCTAACACCTTGACATGACACATTTTTTCCTATATAATAACAATGTCAGCACAATTACAATGGGACGTACTTACAAACGTAATGACCCCTATTCATCACATAGGGCAAAAAGTTTGAGAGAAAAACGTAAACAATCGAGGACAAAGTACAAGAGAGAAAATGTTAACGATTCCACAGATTATGTGGAAAAGTATAACAAACCCCGCACACAGTTTGATTCACATACGGAGGACAATCACAGTGGACGAAACTAACTACAACCCATTGCAATCTGACTGGGTAGATGATATGTTATTCGAGGATGATTATGCCTCTAATGATGAACAATTGCCCACTAATGACCACCCCAATTCTTAACACTTTTTGCCCCTAATTGCTATGTCTAAAGTAACAACAATCGCAACTAATCCTCCAGTAGATGTTAAACTATGGGAAAAGGGTAAGAGATACTTTTGGGCGTATAATTACCCTAATTGTAGTAAGTATGGACCGTTTAAATCTGAGAAGTTAGCATTACTTGACGCAACCAATTACTCATCCAATTAATGACAACAATTCCAACCAAATTGCAACTACTATTAGATGCATACGACACGGGTAATTTACCCACTGATTTACAAATAGAGATGGCACAGTTCTTAATAGATTGTGACCTACATAATGAGTTGACTCAGTATCAACAATTATGTGATTATTTCATCCTGGAAGGGTTATGTTATGAGGTGGAATTAACAGATAGATAGTATTACATAGCATGCACACAGTTATTAACACTTAAGACAGTTAATTTCTGTGTGTTTGTGTTAGTGTGGGTTGCGTAATTAAAAAAGTCCAGATCGATAAGCTATAAAAGTATACCATCGATTGAAAAAAATTTTGAGTATAAAAAAATTCCCCAGTAGGGTCGCATGTTAAACGAGAGACAACTTAAGAAGAAGGCACTAGAAGAAGAATTCGCAGACCTCGTAGGTCGCCCTTGGCCTGGTAGAAGGTATCCAGGGTGCTACGAGGTCATTCAACTGTACGCTAAACGTGAGTTGGGGAGGGACTTAAAGTCATTCGCAGGATTATATACAAGTTTCAAAGATGAGGCAGTGGCAGAGGAGAATGGGTTATGGATAACTAAACCACAATGGGGAGAGCCATTAGACTTTAGTGTTATACAGAAGAATGATCTCCTTCTTTATAAGATTTACACAGACAGTCTGGGAGGAGGTTACTCCACGAAGATGGCAGACCGTGCCCCGAATCACGGTGCGGTTTATCTAGGTGATGGGTTTATTCTTCATCAGGTATGGCAACAACCATCCAATATAGTAGACTTACTTCAGAAGGGATCGTATCTGTATCAGCACAGTTGTGTAGGGGTAATTAGAGAAAATGCTACATAAGTCAGATATGCAAATACTTTATGACATGAAACGATTCACACTACGAATAGAAGAAGACGACTATGGGGATAATTATATCCACATCCCTGATGATGTCATGAGAGAATGTGGGTGGGATATAGGCACAGAGTTAGAGTATGAAGAAGATATTGACGGATCAGTCTTATTGCATAAGGTGGAAGAATGAGGTATAATCAGATTATGTTAACCATATTGGTTATATGTAACATCATTAATCTTATAAAAAATTAGCGTTGAAAAAATGGCGAATCAATTTGTACATGGTTTGAGTGAAACTGTAACCCCTTCAATGCCGAAGTTTGAGAGTGATGGAGAATTTTTGGCGTGGGCATTCAAAAACCTCAGTGAGGCAATAAAAAATCTAAATGAGCGTTGTAATAAGATAGAAGAGGGAATGCAAAAAATTCCTCCTCCTGGTCCTGATATGATTAAGTATAAAATTCCAGGCGACGCTGATTACTCTAATCTACTACAATTGTTTGACAACCTATTTGACCGTCTAGATCACCTTGAGGATCGCCTAGAAACCTCATTAAGTCTAAATGAGCGTCTAAATACTATTCAGGACCGTATTGATAAATTAGATGGCGGCTTATATTCAGGAGACAGGGAGGTCATTTCCTAACCCAATTAAGGGTGGAGACTTCAATCGTACCTTTAAGCGTCCGCAATCAGGTAACTATGATAGCCATGGTGATTACCCTGGTGTCGGCACAACACAAGACTATACTATAACTTTTGAGGGTGGTGGACCTGGTACCATGCCCATGGGTAAGGATATTGTACACTATATCGGTGATGATGATCCTACCAATGTAAGTAATAACGGAAACGAGAGACAAGCAATATATCGCTTCTATAGAGGAAGTAAAGACGATCACAAATATACTCGCACCGAGAGAATAACCAAAAGAGACATGGGGTGTGAGAATGAATCCTGGTCTAGGGCAGCAAGGGCATATAACCCTGAGCCTAGGTCAGGTAAACCTGTGTTCTACGTTATGACAAGTCAGGCACCTAATACAGTGCCACTGAAAGCATACTATTCCTATTGGCCCGATGATACACAATTATGTGCTGGTACTAATGTCCCTACTGGATTAAATGGAGTAGGTTGTGGAAGAGACAAATATGCATTAGTGGATACACTTGGGTACGTTTATACTACAGAAGCAGACGCACAGGCGATGTGCACAGGCACAGAGACCCCTGTAGCAATCTATGAGTACTTACACCCTGATCCAGACCATTTCTATACTACGGATCCAGCAAGTGAAGTTAACCTAGCAGATAATAGTCCTATACCTCCTGCTGATCCTGGTAATAAGGAATATTCATATGTTGGTATTATAGGGTGGGCATTTAAGACAAGAGCATTGGATGCTCCTACTGATCTTATACGAGATATTGGTAAGATTGGTCCTACTGGGCAATGTATTAATAAGTCTGGTTGGTATGACTACACTGATGATGATCAGCAAGACTATGACGAGCCTGGTGGTGGATGGTCTGAATTCATGTATCGTCAGATGCGTGATAGTAGTGGTAATAGTGTAGAAGGTCCACCATCTATTAATGGTTGGGGTAACCCTGATAATGTTGAGGCATTATCTAACGATGCCTTCTTTGAGTGGAGTTACGGTCTGAGTGGTGCCGTAAAAGGATCTGTACCACGCTTCCTTGGATTTGAGGACTCATATGAGTCTCAGTTCTATTTTTACCTTTATGACACTACATTCCCTTGGAATGGTCCTATATTCTCTTCACAGTATATCATTAGTAATGCTAAGTGTTGTCCTAATACTACTGACCCTGAAGGATGTCCTCAGTGTGCTCCAGTATGGACGTATCACTCTCATTTCTATGAGATACAAGAAGACTCATGGGAGACTACTAAGACTAAGATAAGTCTACATGATATGAGTAGTACTGGTGTTAATGAATCATTCTGGTGTGTAGATACTGAAGCAACTACAATTCTCTTCCGCTATCAGACAAGAGGTGGTGACTTTAATAGAGGAGATAAGATCAATGGTTGGGATATAGTATCCGTATACTATTTCGGTGATGAGCTGAAGTGCGGAGTAATGGAGTTAACATGGGATAATAGTAATGATAATAAGTGGTATGTTAACCCTGCTTGCGTAGCCTGGCGGTTGACTGATAGTAATAGTGCGGAGATAACTAACTCACTTACTGAAAAAGGTGCGTGGGTTGCGATAGGTAGTCCTACAAATACCTCAGTGCCGTGGACTGCACACATGAAGTCATATGGAATATACCCTCAGAAACCTGCTGATGACGTAGTAGATCCCCTTATTGGTACATGGCAGACGCATACTGCGACATTTACCATCGCTACTGCGGGTGACTACTCCTTAAGAATAGAGTCTGATAACTACGGTTATATGAAGATTACGGACTCTAGTAATAATGTCCTTGTAGACAGGGAGATAGTATACTCTAATGGTATGGGTAATGAGACCTTCCCTATGACACTTGGTCCAGGTACATACACTCTAGAGACTAGAGTAAAGAATATTAATAGGGAAGTAGACCCAAATCCTTTTGTATATGAGTCGCTGCATACCTCTTCTGATGGTGGTGTAGCAGAGGTACTCTCAGGATATGGTATTCCCAATAAGGCAGCATTCTGTGGTGTATATGAATTTCCTAAGAAGATCTCCTATTGGAAAGTGCAGGTTAACCCTAAAGCACTAATACCACACCGCACACTAGATGAGGCAGAGTTAGAGGCAGTAATAGATGATCTAGGAGCAGTTACAGCTGTAGTAGTGATTAATGGAGGAAGAGGATACGTTAATCCTGAGATACACGTTATGAATCCTCGTGAGTTGGATAACTACTCCGCTACTGACACTGCTAAAGCGATGGAGGATAGTATTAATAACTCCGATGATTGGCAAGAGTCATTAGGTACTCCCGTATCTTCTTCTATGACCCGTAAGGATCTCAGGACTGCTGTTAAAGCATATGGTGCACACAGTGGTATTATTAAACAACCGCAAGATAAGAATAAAGAAAGGTTTGAGTTGCGTCAGGCAAAGGTAGAGATCGCAGAGATAGATCCGTATGGTGTGATTAAGACTATCCGTGTTATAGACGGTGGTGCAGGGTATAACCAAGCAAACATACCCATTATTAAGATTGTAGAGCCTGAGCACATCAAGTATAATTCTCCTGAAGCAAACGGTGAGTCTATTAATAAGACACACAGTCAAATGGCAGAAGCGTGGGATCATGAATTTGAAGATTCAGATATTCAACCTATCTCCTCTAATTTCGATCCAGAAACGATGGGATACATTGAATCATCTATGGGTCTCCCACAGAAGGGTGTCAATGCTCCGCAAAATGTGTACGTAGAAGTACCTGATAGTTACATCCGTGCAGCGAATGACGGTGTAGATGATGATGTAACTAAACTATGTTTTAATTTACCCGCACAGTGTATTGATATTAACGCTAGAGGATCTATTAGTGATGCTATACCTGATGAGGGTGCGTTTGAGTTTGTAGGATCTTTATCACCTGGTATAGCAGAGTTTGAGAAGGAGATTATGCCGTATGCATATGCTGCTGCTCGTAAGACGGATGATTACGGTGATAACATGTCGCACCTATACGGTCCTTTTGGTAAGGATAAGTGTATTGAGGTAGCACAACCTAGACTATACAATATACAGCGTTGGTTTGATATGCCGTGTGCATACCTTGATGTTGGTAATGTAAAGGAGGACTTCAAGGAAGACTCTGAGGATCAGAAAGCATTTGGATGGTTACCATTCAAATATTGTGCGTCACAGCAGAAGGAAGCAACCTTTAGAGTATCAATGGAAGTTGAAGGAAAGACTACTGGTAGTCAAGGTGATGCATTTATGGACTTCCTAGAAGCGATGCCAGTGCCTTACTTGCAGCAAAAGAGAGAACCAGTTGGTAATGCAGGTAAGAGGACTTGGAATTGCAGACGAGGATCTATACCAGGTAGATGTTATCGAGACCCTAATAATAATGCTGATATCATATTTGTACCAGTGGGTTTGGATGAGAATACATATGACTACAATAGATCTAGTTACACAGAATTGGAACAACTACAAATGTGGGCTGGTGATAATATAACCAGTGCAGCAGCAGTGCAGACATGGTTGGGTCACCCTACAGAAGGGGATCCAGCAGGTACACCGCACTCTGTAGATTATACAGAGATAACAGTTTCTAGTTGTACCAATGGAGTACCCCCGAATGAGTGTTGGGACACCTACGTGCGTGGTGTGACGGCAAGTGATGGACCTTTGCAAGTCTATTGCGGCTATGATAATGCGGGGAATCCTCTAGCAGGTAACACTTATTGTAACACTCCTGAGTTATATGACTCATGTGCAGCACTTGATAAGTGTATGGATGCTTCTATTGCTATAAATCCTAAGAGAATGCGTATCACAAAGGATGGTAAAGTGATGCATATGGGTGCTTATAATGGTGTGATGACCGTCAGAAACTATTTGACAGGTGGAATTATGGCACTAGATAGAGCAATAGACAATTATGGTAACCCATTCTTCGATGAATGTAGTCAAGATCAGTCTTGGACTGCTGGAACCGAAGTAAATGAGAAGGAAAGAGGTATTCAATAATGGCATTTGGGTTTCTAAAACCAGTTGCATCCTTGAATGGACTACCTTGTAGTGGTCATGGATTGTGTTTACCATCCACTATCCACTCTGTACAAGCGTGTGGCACCCCTCCAATCCCTTATTCTATTGTAATTAAGGAGTTTACATGCTGGTGGCCACCTACACCGATGATTCCGATCTTCCCAGTAACCCCTTTAAGGGCAACTGTGCTTGTAAACCGTATCCCCATCATGCTTTTGGGAGATACTTTCACACCACATATAGCAGTATGTACTAATATAATTGTGTACATATGTCCTTGTGGTAAGGCGATGTGTCCAACGCCCACTCCAATCCCTTGTAGCACCCTTACAATCGAGGATTCTGGAGGTATTGGACATATAAGAATTGTTATGGCAACGACTTTGACAGTTTTTGCTCTGAAATTACCGATAGCAAGAATTTTAGACCCTCTGGGAGTAGGTGTTCCAGGATTTAGTTACCCTTGTTCATCTGTAGTTGCGTGGGGGCATGCAACTGTGCTATCATCATAGTAGTTTATCAACTGAAAATGGCACTATACGGAACAACAGGTGGTTATACAGCACCTCAACCGAAGAAAACTAGGCAAGGAAACTCAAAAAATACTAAATTGGCTGCTACTGCTCGTAACGGAGCCAAGAAAAAGTATAGAGGTCAAGGAAAATAGTCGGGAAACCCTATAAATAAAAGATAATAGGGTCAAAATGAATGGGATACCAAGAAAGACCTGTTGATATGTCCGATTCCTTTAGGAAAAACGGTTGGGAATATTGTAAATACTTAATTACTGACCCAAGATGTGATAAATATCTCAAATCACACAAAGAATGGCAAGCTACAGGTTCAGATCTGAAAAGTACGTCAGTAGAGGATTCAAGGATTTAGCGATTTCGTTTAATTCCAACCCTTCAACTGGCGATTTTGGCGTGGTTAAAAATGAAAACGCTATAAAACAGTCTGTTCGTAACTTAATTCTTACCATGTATGGGGAAAGACCATTCCAAGATGAGATAGGCTCTCGTTTAAGAGCACTTTTATTTGAACCATGGGATCCATTTTCTGTTGATTCTATGAAAGGTGAAATTTATAACTGTCTGTCAAGACTTGAACCTCGTATAGAGGTAACTAGAATAGATTTAAGAGACGATTCAGATGTTAATTCTATTCAAGTCGCTATAGATTATACAATAGTAGGACAAGAAGTCCAACAGTCAGTCGATTTTCTCCTAGAGAGAGCATAAAATGTCAGCAATTCCTTCACAATTAACGTCGTTAGACTTCTTTGAGATCAAAGAATCTATTAAATCGTACCTTCGTACTCGTAAAGAGTTTACTGATTACGATTTTGAAGGATCTTCATCGTCATATTTGATCGATATTCTGGCATATAACACATATTATACTGCTTTTAACGCTAATATGGCGTTAAATGAGGCGTTTTTAGAGACTGCTACTGTTAGAGACAACATTGTACGTATTGCAAAGCAGTTAAATTACACTCCTAGGTCTATAAAAGCACCTAGAGCATGCTTAAAAATCCAAGCCCAGACTACAATTGGTCTAAATGGTACCACATATCCAGAATTTGCTACCTTATTGAAGGGTGATGTCTTTGTTGCTAACAATGATAACGATAATTTCACCTTTACATTGACTCAGGACATCAAAGTAGCTGTAGATAGTGCTACTGGAATAGCAACTTTTGATAATGTCCTTGTTTATCAAGGAAATTTACTAAGTTTTAACTACACAGTTGATTATACGAAGCGTCAAGACTTCGTAATACCTGGTGAAAACGTAGATACGAGTCTTTTGGTGGTTGACATCTCTCCAAATGCTCAATCTTCTGAAACTGACACCTATAATCTCGCTATGAATGTAACTGCTGCTGACCCTACAAGCAGAATTTACTATTTGGAAGAGACAGATGACCTTAGATACCGTCTAGTATTCGGAGATGGGTCTATTGGACGTAAATTAGTCGATGGTGAATACATTACTATCACTTATGTTAGTACCGATGGTGTTGAAGCTAACGGATGTAGGAATTTTGACTACATTGGTAACATAGTTGACTCCGATGGAAGGGTAATACCCCCTGCTGCTATGGTTGTCACCACAAAAGACGCTGCTCAGGACGGTGAAGACCGTGAAACTGGTCTATCAGTCAAGTTTAGAGCACCTAGAGCGTATGCAACCCAAAATAGGGCAGTTACAGAGACAGATTACGAGCATATAGTCTCAGAAATCTATCCTCAAGCAGCATCTGTTACTGCATACGGTGGAGAGAAGTTAAATCCACCTGTTTATGGAAAAGTTTACGTTGCTATTAGACCAAAAACAGGAAATAAGCTAAATGCGACTACAAAACAGAAAATTAAAAACGATTTAAAGAAATTTTCTGTTGCTTCTGTTGAACCAGTCATTATTGACCCAACAAGTTTCTACATTATTCCAAAATCCTACGTTTACTACAACGGAAACGACACTGCACTCACTGGAGCACAACTTGGCACTAAGATCCTACAAGCAATTGACCAATTTAACAAAAATGGTCAAAACAATAGATTCGGTGGTCGTCTGGACGGATCAAAATTTGGATCGATGGTCGATAACAGTGATACTGCCATATCTGGTAACGTAACACAGATGACCTTGGGTAAAAACCTTGATAAATTCACTTTTGGTAACGTGTTTACCCAGTGTCTTGACTTTGGTAACCCACTTTATGATCCTAGCAAGTATTCTGGTAATCCAGATGGAGGTAATGGTGATAATACAGGAGTTTCCTGTAAACCATCCTTCTCAGTTGCCAAATCTGGTACATTTTATGCCACTGGTTACACAGAAGACCTAGTTAACCTCACTTTGAGTGATGGTACAACTGCTGCTGGTGTAACATCCACTGGTTTATCAACAAATGTCACAAATGAAGTATTAGTACCTGTAAATATAAGAGATGACGGTACAGGTAACCTAATTCTAGTGACAGTAAGGGATGAAACTGAATTAGTCTTAAATCCTTCCGTAGGAAGCGTTGATTATTCAACTGGACAAGTCTGTGTTGGTCCAATAGCAATACAAGGCACTCCAGATAACACTGAAAGACTTCCAATCCAAGTATTACCTGCTGGTGGATCAATATTGATTCCACCTGGCGATGATCCTACCGTCTTTAACCCAACAGTCAATCCAATTGACTATACAATCAATGATACCGCAATCCCAGCCTTTGATCCTAACAATTTCAATGGTTATAATTTCGGGTCTCTAGGCGACATAAATATCATTGATTATCCAACAGATACATTCACGTATCCCGTAAGCGAATCCTGTTTCTAAATAGATGTCACCGATAACAAAGAATATCAACGTCTCTGATAGGGTCGAGAGTCAGTTACCTGATTTTATTCGGCAAGAAGACCGACAATTAGTCAATTTCCTGTTTGAATACTATAAATCTCAGGAAAAGACTGGTAGACCTTACGATATCCTCAACAACTTGATGAGGTATCTTGATCTGGACAATTATACCTCGGAACAGCTAGCGAGTGAGACGAAACTGCTTAAGGATATTGGTGTAGACGATACTAAGATCGAAATTGAGTCTATTGATGGATTCCAGGCTCAAAATGGATCTATAATGATCGATAATGAAGTCATCTACTACGAGGACGTGACTCGTGGTCCTGATGTCATCATTACACCAGGTGTATCATTCCCACAGTTTAATAAGAAGAAGCAACAGCTAGAAAACCCCTTTACGCTGTTCGATGGTGTTGAAAAAGTCTTTCCATTGAGTTTCTTAGGTACTCCTGTAGCACCTCCTAGTGCAGAGCACCTAATTGTTATTACATACAATGATATGTTAGTGCCTGGCACTGATTATACCATTGATGGTCTAAATCTTGTCTTTAATGAAGCACCACGTGATAGAAGTGGTGGAGACGATTCAGAATTTACTAGAGTTACATATTTGGTCGGTTATGCTGATCAAACAATCAAGGTTGCAGATAATATACCTTGGCAAGAGTGGCAGAATACAAAAATATACCCTCTAAGGATTGATGGAGTCTCATATACTCCAACTTCCGAAATTGGACTAATAATTAACAAGAATGGTAGGTTACAAGTTCCCTATGAAGACTTTACTGTCTTCCAAGACAAGGTTGTCTTTAAAAATCCCATCGGAGCTGCAGACCTTATTCATATTAGGACTGTTGAATATGTTGCTCCTGCTTATGGGTCTGGAGCCAAGGCAATTGCTAAGGTTGATGACCTAGGTCAGATACAAGCACTTATTGCTAAGGAAGGTGGTAGTAAATATCGTCTTGACTTTAATCCAAAGGTTACTATAAGTCATGATAATGGTAATACTGCTACTGCCAAGTCATTAATTGGTGGTATTAAGGATATTAACCTTCTTGACGGTGGTCAAGGTTATACTTCATATAACCCACCTATCCCAGTGGTAGTTACCCCTGATGATCCTAATGGTACTATTGCAAAACTGTCTCTAACAGTTAATGATGAGACTGGAATGGTCGATTCACTTACTATTGAGAATAGTGGTAGTGGATATAACTTCATTCCTGCAATATCCTTCAAAAACCCTGCTGGTGCGACTATTGGTGCTCCTACTATTGATGGAGAAGGTCGTGTTAACATAGGATCCATTGAAGTACTTACAATGGGTAGTGGATATAGCAATCCACCTATTGTATACATCGATGAAGCACCTGAAGGTGGTATCAATGCTCAAGCATTGTCAAAAATCAACCAAGATGGTCAAGTATACGAAGTACAGGTAGTTAATAGAGGTAGGGGTTATGTAACTCCACCAAGAGTAAAGATAATTGATCCAATTGGTGCTCAAGTCCTTGATGTAACAGTTGCATCGGGATCTGTTACTAATATTGAGATGTTAACAGGTGGAAGTGGTTACACTGATGCTCCATCTGTCTATATTGTTGATGATAGGAAGGATGGATACGGAGAACTCATAGGTGGTACTGGTGCTACTGCTGCTGCCACCATTTTCAACGGTGAAATCACTGATATCAACATTACCAACTTTGGTACTGGTTATTCAGCTGAATTTCCACCTAAAATCTACATTGCTGATCCAAGATCTGCTAGAGCATCCGTAGATGTTGGTTTTGACCAAGTTACTGGTTTTGACATCATTGAAAGAGGTCAAGACTACTCTCCTAGTGCATTTTTAGGATGTTCTAGAGGAGTTTCAGGAGCAGTTGAGTATGATAACCTCCATAATGAGATATATGCTGGAGAAGCAGCATTAAGGCAGTCAAATCACCTTGCTGGTGCTTATGTTTGCAACCTTGACTCATTATTCATCAAAGAAGTCTTTGATAAGTTTAGAAGACAGTATTTGCCGACTATTGACATTGATTTTAGTCAAGTCAACCCAGTTCAGGTAATTAAAAACATTAGTGACTTCTATGTTTCAAAAGGTACTAAATTAGCGACTCAATATCTCTTCAAAATCTTATTTGG